GGTGTATTGATTGGGAAGCCTGATCTTCAGACTGTCGCCGATCTTTGCACCGCTCTTACCAAAAGATGAATCATAGGAACGGTTTATCGTGCCTACAAAGTTCAGCTTCTGGTGCAGTATCCGCAAAGCCTCGCGGGTAACTGCTGTCGGAGTTAAAGTTGTATTAGCCATTTTATCCTCTAGCTATTTGCGCCTCCCGGCGTTTCACCCATTCGTCCACACTTAACCCGTCATGCAGGCCCTTCTGGGCAGTCCTCTTGGGTTTTACCCTTGTGGCTTGCGGGACAGGTTCACTATTAGAACGGGATCGTAGTTTGTCCCGGCCAGTTGACTCTCGGACAGGCCGCTTTGAATCCCAAAGTCAAAAACAGCCTTTTCGGTTTCCGAACTCCAGTTAGGGACTGACCTCTCTATCTTTGCACGATTTTGCTCAACAACCTTTGCTGTCTCGGTATGCATCTGCTGTTGAGTTTCGGCCTGTAGAGATTGCAGCTTCCCCTGAGCTTGTGTTCTTTGTTCCCGTAACGCACCCATCTGTATTTGCGCCTGTTGCGCGGCATTAGGGTCCTGGGCGGCCCATGTATTCCAGTCCAGATCATTGTATTGAGCCAGTTGCTGGTCAAGTATGCCAAGCTGGGTGTAAGCCTCGGTGTGGGCGGTCTGCAACTGAATAGCTTGCTGGAACCGTTGTCTGTCGGTTTCCAGGTCTTTCCGCTGTTCCGCCATCTCCTGAGTCTTGGTCGTATAATCCTGATTTTTCAGGAATGCTTCTTTTAGTTCCGGGGGTATGTTGTACTCTTGCCCCTCGAACTCGACAGTCTCCAGTTCAGGGGGTAATTCGGTTTGCTCTTCCGAGTCCTCCTCACCCTCTTCTGCTGGTTCCTGTTCAGCCTCTTCCGCTTCTTTTGCTTCAGGGGCTTGGGTTGATTCCTCTTCTTCGGAATCGTCAACGAATCCCTCGTCGGGTTGTTCGTCAGCCATAGTTTACCTCATCGGTTGTGGTTTCGACTCCCTTCAGGGTTGGTCGGTATACCTCCGACTCCCTTCTAGGTTGGTCGAGTTACCCCCGGAAGGGGTAATTGGTGACAGTCCCGTAACTCTGGGCCTGTGCTAAATCTTTCTGTATTTCCGCCTGGGCTTCCATCCTGTCGGTTTCAGCCTCGAACTGATCTATGCCCACCTTCTGCCGATCGAGGTTGAGCTTCTCCTTGTCAATCTGGACCTTGGCGGCGTCTACCTGTTGGTCACCCTCCAGTTTCCTGATGTGGTCTATCGCCATTTGTAACTGCGCTGCCAAAGCGGCTTTCTCCGGATCTTCAGGCTGACCCTGGATCAGCTTCTCCAGTCTCTTGGCTATCTCGTCGGCACCAGGCCAGTCGAGGTGCTTGGCGAATATATCCCCGATTATAGGCGCGGCATCCGGGTATACCCTCAGAAGTTCCATCATCTGGGTGGCGGCTTCTTCGCGTCTTGTCGTAAAGCTCGGCCCGCTTCTCACTACAAGATCATACTTGCCCTTCGTCAGATCGTATATTCTCGCCTTCGGTTGACCCATTTCATCCATCATGGGCTGGCCTTGTTCATCCATCATTGGGATTTGCTGATTGACCTGTACGTTTTCAGCCTTGTCGTCTTCACCCAGAACCCTGACCACTCTCTCGCCCGAATAAACATGAGGAATCAGGTCAAGTATTATCTTCCCGGCGTGTTGAATCGCCTTGTTTAGATTGTCGATAAAGTGAAAGGTCGAGACATCGCTTTCCCTCTGTCTTGCTAAAATAGCACGTCCTGACTGCTCATTCGACCTCGCGCCTAAAGAAGCATCAAACATCCCGACCACGGACTTCATGTCGTCCGAAGCGTTGAGGGCTTCCTGTAAGGCTCCAGCCGGTGGTCCGGCGAATGATTGTCTCTGCGGGGCGACTTGTCCGTCGTACTGCAGGTAAGGATGTGAGTCGGTATTGGCCGTCGCCCACTTGTCGCCGTCCTCGTCGAACGCACCTACCGGCCCAATGAATGGCGCCTTTGGAGCCAGAGCTACCAATTCAGTCGAGGCCGTTCTCCAGTAATTATAGATTCTCTGAGGGTCCTTCGCGTCCCTGATAAGGGATTTAAAGTGCCTCTTTCCCTCGACCCAGCTTTCCTCTCCGTACACTGGAATAATGGGAATATACATCCCCGGCCAGTCAATTTCCTCAAGTACTTCCTGACCGCTTAAAGTATACCTCCTGACCTTCCATGACTTGACCGTCCGCGTATTCTCCACGAATACTTGAGAAACGTCCCAGTAGTCCCTGTTCTTTTCGTAGACCTCTTCGTCTATTACCTCGCCGTTACTCAGGAGAACGATAGGCCGGTCTTCCTCTACCCTTTTCCAGTAGTCTGCAACCCTTACCGATTCCTCCGTTATCCAGTCAAAGTCTTTCTCTGACTCAAAGTCGGCGTCCCAATCCACCTTATCTGCGTCTGGGAATTCCTTCTCGAACTCTGCATGGCTCATCATGTCAGAGACGAAACCTATATTCCAGTCGCTGCTGTCTATCGCCGTGCTTCTAGGATCGCCGTGTATCGTAAACGGATTGGCAATCCTCTTGATTAAAATATCCTGCTCAAAGGAATCATTGAATGTGTAATCCACATCTATGATGAAGTACCCAAACCCTCCAGTGACCGCATCGCTCATGGCCGTATCGTAGGCAGCATCGGCGTTACTCTGCACCTGGATATTCCTCAGGAGTCCATTGAGTATTTCCGCGCACTCCACGTCCGCAGTATCATCCACGGGGAACACCTTAATGCTGGGCGTATTCAACCGGGCGTCATTAGCTACCTGTCTTATGAACGCGGGCATACGATTGATCGTCAGAACGGGTCGGCCTTCCCTGTTCCGCTTGTTACGGTCTGCCTCGTCCCATTGGTCACCCATGCGGGCAAACTTAATATCGCTCTCGGCATTGTCGCGGTTCTCCTCCTCCGCTTCCTGACAGGTCTCGAATGCCTCCTTGGCCTCTTTTACAATGTCATCCATTATCCCATCCACGACCCGCCCGCATTATTGCGGTGGTCTACTTTAGGTTTCTGTCTGTTGAGCTTGGGGAACAACTCAGTAAATGCCCATACCATTGCGTCCACCCTGTCGGGCGAACCGTCGCCCTGATACCCTGCGGAAGTCATCTGGCACATTTGATCCTCCAGCTTATCGAACGTCCCGGCGTGTGATATTCTTCCCAACTGGTACAAAGCCGAGATCGGCTCCGCTCGAACATGCTTTCCCCTTGTAGCCCGCACCTCGATTATCCGTATCCCCGGCCTCACGCTCTCAAGCGTATGCCGAACCATATCTCCGCCTTGATTAACCTCTATCACTATCGCGTCTGCGCTATGCTTGTCGTAGGCCGCTATTGTCTGTTCCGCCCACTGCTTGGGCGAACCATGCCTCGACAGGTCGTCCAGAACGTAACCCTTACTATCCTCGCCAACCCCACAGACTATAATCCCATGTTCATCCGAACCGTCCGTATCACTCACCGCAGGGTCTACAGCTACCACTATCCTGTTCATTAGAGGCGGCTCTTTGGTCCTGCCCGAATGCAGCGTTGCCCGATCCCATATGGCTCCTATTGCTGTCGGCTCGTAGTCACCAAGCCAGATGTGACCGTACCGCTCACGCTTGAACTTCTCGTCGTAAACCCGCTCTGCTTCCAGTTCCTTTGGGAAGAACGGATTGCCCTCATAATTTACCCTTACCACTTCAGCATTGGGTGGCGGTGTTTCCGACCTGAAAAACTGATCCACAGGGTCTGTTGTATGCCTGGGGTTCCAGCTGAACCATATCTCCGATTTGTCTTTCCTTATCGTCGGTCTGAGAAACTCCAGAGACTTGCAGAGACCTGACCGACAGGGTCTGTGCTTCCTCCACCCAGGCAACGTCCATATCATGTAATGATTTTATGCTCTCGGCGTTGTAGTCCTGCATACCCTGGAATATGACAATACCGCCGCCGGGTGTTTCAATCCCGTCGTGCAATACCCTGAAATCCTTTTCGACTCCAAGGTCTTTAATCTTGTCCTCTACCAGTTTCTTGACTGATTCCCTTAATGTCTTTTGAACCTCCCGAACACATACAATTCTGGTTCCGGGGTTCATCACGCACCTCTCGACGGCAAGCTCCGCAAAGAAATGGCTCTTGCCCGAACCCCTGCCACCCCAGGCACCCTTATAGCGTATAGGCGGGAGCAACCCCTTAAACGCTCTGGGTGTCGCTATCTGTAGGGTCGACAATGATCCGCTCGATCTTGTTCACCGATACATTGGTGTTTATCTGTTGGGTTTCCTTCCAGCCCATTTGTGTCTTGGCCCAAAGGGACGCTGCTGTCATGTTCCCCGACATTGCCGCGTTAAATATTGACCCGCCAACTTTGGCGTTGGCCTTTATTTTTGCGGTCTTTAGTTCTTCATGGAAATATTTTCTAAGCGTCTTGTCATCAATGCCGTCTTGTATACAAAGGGCAATCCCTTCGTGCGGGATACCGACAGCACACATAAGCGAAACCGTTTTTCTGTCCTCTTCGGTAGGATGAAATGGCGGCTTGCCATTAGCTTTACCCCTTGGTTTGCGTGGCATCGTCTATATGGGGGGAAAAAGTGGTCCCGCTACCTTCTAATTCA